TGAAGGTTAGACTCATTCTGATCTAAAGAGTCATTAATCCAAGTTCTAAGACTTCCAATTTCATGAGCAGTCATCTCAGTACCACTACCTTCTTCTAAAGTAGCAGCTTCAAGAATCTTATGCTTTCCATGCATTTCTCTGTTAACACCAAGATTAAGTTTCATTCTAGAAACATATGCAATCTTCTTAACTAAATTATTTAAGTCTTCAGTTATTTCGATAGCTTCATCAGCAGCAGAATTAACCTCAGCCATAGCCCAAACAGTATTCTCTTCAAGCTCATTAGTAGCTCTATCAGCAGCTTTACTATAAAGGTTTCTTTTGAATTGTTCGTTAGATAATGTCATGTTCTCACTCCTTGTTAAATTATTATCTCTCATTATCTTATATTACTATAGAAATGTTCTGAGGTCAACACGTGCAAACAAAAAAAAAGCCTTGCAAAAACAAGGCTTTATAAAAATATCTAATATTTTTTTTACTACTTAGAGTGAGTAAGCAGTAGTTCTATTACCATTACCAGTGTTAACTGATACAGTTTTAAAAGTTCTACCTAGGATTGCTTCCATTTCTGAAAGTCTGGTAGATACTGATGCTTTAGAACCAGCACCAGAAAGTGAAGTAATTGCATCTAAAGTAACAAAACCAGCTGAGTTTGAAATAACAGCAAAGATTTTATTATAAAGATTACGTACAGTTTTTCCACCACGTTTAGTTACAGGAAAAACCTGATCAGCAAATTTACTTGTCATAATATATACTCCTTCTTTTGTTTTATATTAATGAACCTTATTATCACCTATATTAATAATTAAGTCAACAGCTGTGGATAAATTTATTCATAACTGGGAATAAACCTTTTATAATCTCACCACATTCTTGAGCTATAATTAAATGTTCTTTCTGTGTTCCTTTAGTTGTTCTGAGATCTACATAATGAACCCACGATCTTAATGTACCGTTCATATAAAGTTTAGATTTAGTAAGTCCTTCTGGTAAAACAACTCGAGCTTGTTCTTTTGCTATTCCATTATGTATAGCCCAATTATAAGTTTCTTCTGCTAATGCTCTAACAGCTAACTGTCTTTTGATCCATTTATCATGTAACACATTATTCATATTCAACTCAATAGAGTTTTGTCTGTTCTTTTTATCTTGCATTCTAGCTTCTCTTAAAACAAACATTTCACCCATATTTTTTACATCTGCATATCTTTGACTAAATTCTTGAAAACTAAATGATCTATGTCTAACTATTTGATGTGCTATATCTCTTGTAGTATTGATTTCTAAACAAACATTAACCATTTCTAATGGACTCCAATGTTTATGATCCATTAAATATTTAATTAACTTGTCTGATGTTTCATTATTTAGTTGATTGCTTGGATTACTAACTCTAGCACAATATGCTACTAAGTCAGTTAATGTTTCCATTGGATATGGAGGTTGTGTATAAGATACAAGTTTTACATTAGCCATATTTTCTTTTATCAATTAAATCTTGTTTGTAAATCTTTAAATACCACATAAAACATTCTGGATAGTTAGCAGGATTAGGAACTTCACTGCTAAAGTAACTATTTAAAATATTCCAAATTCTTTTAACGTCTGGATCCATTATATTTTCTTTTTTTTCTTGGTTTATCAGGAATGTGTACAGGACCATTTATATTAAAAAAGTTAGGAGTGTTACCATCAAAGAAACCTCCTCTGTTCATTCTTGAACAAATAGATGCTACTAACTTTCTATTTTTTCCTTCAGCTACATAAGTTTTTGTTTTAACTTCATATATTTTAAAAAGTCTTCCAGCCTTCTTTAGTTCGTAGTTAAATTCTAATTTAGTCAAAGTTCAGTTGTCCTATTCTTTCTTGCTTAATTTTATTACCAGAATCAGTCTTATCAAAAATTGGACCATCTAATAAATTATCTTGAGCAGTAGCTTCTACATCATATAACTTCATCTTGTCTCTATCAACACCTACTACAAATCTTTTATTTAAAGTTGGATCACTATATCTATTCTTTAACTGTTTAAATATAGCTTGACCCTTACTTTGTAGTTCGTCAGTTGATATCATAGCTACCATAAAGTCAGCAGTAGCTGGTAATCCAAAACTTTCACTTGTATCAGTTAAATCAGGATCTCCAGATTTAAAACCATCTCTGTTAAGTTGTGTAGCACTTACTATAGGAACATTTCTTTCCACAGCTAGTCCTCTTAACTCTTCAGCAATAGCTTTGATATAAGTATAAGAACCTGTATTCATTCCTGGTTTAATTCTCATACTTGTAGCTATATTTAAATAATCAATATAAATTATATCAGGTTGAAAGTTTCTTTTCATACTTAGTTCATTAATTAAATGTCTAAAGTGTCCTGCTCCAGCAGTTGCTGTTGGATATTCTTTAACAATTAATTTTCCAGGTGTTTCTTTTTTGATTCGCTCGACCTTTTTAGAGTACATATCTTTAGAAAGGTTGCATAAATCAGATAGAGGTACGTTAAGAAGATTCGCATCAATACGTTCGGCAATCTTCTCTTCCGCCATCTCCAGTGTGATGTATAAGACATTTTTACCATCCATTAAGTTTGCACTTGCCATATGACACATAGCTAAAGATTTACCTACACCAGTACCAGCAAGTATTATATTAAGTGATTTTCTACTTAAACCACCTTTGGTTACTATATTCAACAATTCAATATCAAATGGAATTTTATCTTCCTTTATATGATAGAAGTCATATCGTTTCTCGTAATCATCTAAGAAGTCATGTCCTACATGATTATCAAAAGATACACTTAGAGCTTCACTCAATATATCTGGTATTGCATTGTTGGACTTTTTTTTATCTTTACCATCTATAATACCAATACTTTCCATAATAGCATTATAAACAGCTTTCTCTTGACAAAACTTTTCAGTCTTATCAACAAGCCATTGAAGATCAGGTGCTTCTTCAACAACTAAATCATTAACTATCATTCCACAACTTTTAAACTGATCATCATTTAAACTCTTATCATTATCTAACTCTACAACTAATGCTTCTTTAGTTGGAACTTTATTATATTTGTCTATAAATTCTTTTATCTTCTCAAATACTATTTGTTCATTTATATCTGCGAAATATTCTTTATTAAGGAAAGGAATAACCTTTCTTGTATAGTCTTCATTATTAACTAATTGTTTCAATACTATATTTTCTATTCTCATCTTTTTAAATCACATACCTCTCTACTAACAAAGTGATAATAAGTACTCATAATATACTTAGGTTTATATTTTGGCTTTACTCCTTCATGAGGAAACATCCACATAGGAGGAAAACATAAACAGTTTCCTTTAATTGCTTCAACTGTTGCATTTTTAAAGATTGTACCAGCTTCACTATCATTTAAGTAAAATAAAAAAGCTAGATACCTTGTACAAGATTCTTTGTTTGCTGCATCTATATGCCAAGGAAAACTATGATCTTTACCAGGGTCATATCTTTTAATTCTAAAATTTTCAAACGCTCTTGTCTTAGGAGTCATTCTTTCTTTATCATACAAATCAAGATACTTTGTACCTAACATATTAACATGTTTTGTTAGTCCGGATCTCATTGGATCATCTTCAGCTAATTCATATTGATCAAAGATCTCCTGATCTGTATGTTCTTTAGCATGATCATCAAACTTCTTTATTAATATATCACACACATCTTCAGCTAATGCTTTTTCGAATACATGTATCATTCAATCTTTTCCATTTTATTTTTTATAACTATATCAGTTAAGATATCACCAATAGTGTTGATAAAGTCTTTCTCATCTTCAGGTAAATTTACTTTACCTTCAATAATATTATACTCAAACTTTAGTTTAAAGTTTTCAACATCTTTAAGATCAACTTTTTGATAAAAGTATTGTACACCTTTGTACTTACCTTCTAGTATCTCTATGACTGCTGTATCAACCGGCGACAGCTTGTCCAGATACTTGATCTTCGGTATTTTCCTCTCTGACATAATCCCCATATAAAAATTCTTGTGGTGCAACTTTCTCTAACTGTTCCATGATATCTTTAGTAAAGTATTTTTCTGGATCAGCATTTATAGCTTTACCAAATACTTTTGCTCCACCAGGAAGTTCATATCTTGTTGACACTTTCTTAATAATATTATACTTCTCAGCTAAATCTAATAAACCATAATATCTGTCAAGACCTTTATCATAAGTTAATCTGACTTCTACCACTTTGTTTTCTTTTGTAAATCTTGACTTAGCCATCTTTACTTTTATAATATTACCAATAACATCTGTTCCATCTTTTTCTTTCTTTTTAGTTAAGAAACAAATAGTAGAAGCAGCATATTTTAGTCCGCTTCCTCCAGCCATTTCTTTTGTAGGAATATAACTACCAACTACATCATAGACATGATTAGTAATTAATAATGGAACATTTACTTTTGCTAACTTTAGATTAAGTACTCTAAATGTAGCTTTTAAGGTTGCAGCCTTAGTCATATCTCTAGTTTCGCTACCAGCAGTAGTAT